ACTGATGACCGTGCCGGAATCGTCTGTGAAAATGCTTCCGACAAGGCTTGTACCGGGAACGCTCGGGAAACGCACACCAGCGCACCAGTTCCATGAATATTAATATTCCTATAGATATCACCATTCGAATCAGTCACAATGTAAGCCACACCTAAGTTAGTAGAAAGCCCCGTCATTTCCAGACCATCCACCAGCAGTCCACCATCAGTTCCCCCAATTCTTAAGCAAGCATCAGAAGCCACCTCGCAAATAACATCACAGATATTAATAGCGCTGCCTGTCTTCTGCACATTAATCGAAGTATAGCAATCTTTTACGATACAATTTTTAATATCAATATGATTACCAACCAATTCAACGGCATCAACTCTATTTACCTGAGAACTCATCTTTGCATTAAGCGTTAAATTCACCAGTCCAGCATCACTAACCGTACCTGTAATCAGATGCGTTGTCGCCCCACCAGCCAGAATTAAGCTTGTAGCATATCTACCAAAACCTAACAATGTAACACCAGGTTTTAACACCAACGAACTGGTCAAATACTTCCCAGCAGGTAAATAAACCACGCCCCCACCTAAACCAGCCGCATAATCAATACACCCCTGGATAGAGTCATGGTCATTCGTCGTTCCGTCTCCCTTAGCCTTAGGTACACCAGCAGGCGGATATTTAACGTTCAGAATAAGATTAGATAGAATCTTATCAATCACCTCTTCAATAGCTCCACTACTTATATATTCTTCAATCATTCGCTGAATATATTCTGGCAGGTTATTGTTATTCTTAATCAGTTCATTAAGAATATCCCGCATTTTACCAAGTGTTTCCATGTAACTAATCTCGTCGCCATACACTAACGGTAACACATGCTGTGTCCAGAAAGCAAACGGTTTTAATGTTGTGAAGTTTCCGTTTCCAATTCCATCGTTTACCATAAAATTGACCTCCTATCAATCCCATAACTGAAAGAACAACTCTTCCAGTTCGTCAATAATTAACATATCAATATTCAGAAAAGTTTCTCTGAATCTTAATATCATATCACTATAACTGCCTGACCCCTGTTTACCCTGTACGCTTTCCAGATAATCTTCTGTGTTATTGAAAGCCCGGTTCTCACTTGTATTACCTGTAGCATCTGAATTGAAGTCGTGGTCACTTGTTGAACCCATTGTTCCATCATTCACAATGCTGTCGTTGTTGATATTTGCCTGCGTCATATAACGCCCGGCTTCAATGTCAGTTAAAGCACCTTGTGGCGTGTCTGACATGAACTGCTTACCAGTAACAGTGTTAGTATTCTTAGACGTTCCATCTGTCATGGTATGTTCTGTATTGTTTGTATTTCTCTGTTCTGTACCTGTCTTATTTTCTGTTCCATTCGCTTTTACATTGTGAACTCTCTTGATATCTACGTCATACAAAGGGTTGTATTCATATAACTCGCTTTTGTACAACTGGTTGTAATATGGCATAATCTCGTTTAACTTTGTGTAAAGTTTTAACTGCCAAAGTCCAACTGTTTCGAACGCAATCTCTCTTGTGTAAAAGTGCGTCAATATTTTTGTCTCAAGCACATTCCTGTAATTCTCATCGAACATAGGGAAGTTGAAGTTAAACACTCCGGGAATAGCCTTCTGTATGATTTCCTGTATCTGGCCAAACCCCTTACTTTCCGTAAGTCCGGCATTCACTTCACAGATATATCTTACCTCAGTAGTAAATCTACTCATCTGCTTCACCTCCCTCTTCAACTTCACCTACACCAGCTTCTTCCATTAGAGGTAAGTCTTCCCGGTACTCCACTGATACATTCAGTCCGAACATTCGATTAATCTTTTCACAGGCCATCTTTCTCATATTAAGTCTTGTATATCTCTGTGCCGCGGTAGCACCTGTATTGATTGTTACCTCATCACTCACTAACCGCTCTTTCTTGTCGGTGCTTACGTTAGAAATTCCTAAGTAAGTCAGCGCTTCGTTCCATATCTGTGTTTTTAGCATCTGCAATTTGTCAGCAACAAACGGCGCACCTGTGTTAATTGCTTGAATCCCTTTAAGGTCTAAGTTTTTACTTCCGAATATGAATGGTTCGTTTCCGTCGTACTGCGCATATAAGTTCTTCATAACCAAACGCTGGTTTTCGTCACACAAGATTGCAATTGGTGTCTTCTGGCCTTTTACGTTAACATCAATCGTTCTGTCAACTTCATAAAGCTTTCTTGCAAAATATTCTATATCAGCAAGGCAGTTTGTTCTGGTCATATTGTTGAATATGATTACACTGTCTTTTGAATCAAGCCTTCTGTTGTAACCGTTGGTGGCATAAGCCCTTCTTTCATCTGGTACGCGATAAACATCTAGTCTTCCACCTATCATTGTCTGTAATGCGAAGAACTGCCCGTTATAATCGTCAGATAAGTCTTCATCTTTAAAGAAGATGGCCATACCATCCGCGAACAGTGCAAGTTCTAAAAATCGTGGGTCTACCGAATCAGGAAGTCCTTTCCATTCAAACATGCTGATTGCAAGGTTTGTCAGCATATCATACCAGTGTATATAAGCGCTGTCATTTAAATACTTGCTTTCCCAAAAGTTACGTTGTTTTCTAGGGTTTTTCAACTACTCACCTCCTTATACTTCGTTGGGCAAATCGTATCTACCCACATTAGCCGGGTTTTTCCAGAAAGTCACACCATCGCTGAATACCTGTTTAATACGCTTCATTGAATTAACAGGGATGCTTCCCGTGATACATGGGTTAACAAGTTTTGCATAGTTCCATTGTGGCCTTGCGCTAAGATTAGGAATCCCAACTTCATGAATTGGGTACCCATACATTGACCAGAACTGGTCTATAATCTTGGCGAACTCGCTGGTAATGTGACACGGGTACAAGTAGAAATCAAACGCATTCGCGGCCCATAAAACATTTGCATTGGTTACTCCGTTTGCTGTGGGTGGCTGATTATAATGCTGTTCAACCTCTGCCGCTATATTGGCGACAGCGGCCACTCCTGTGATGATACCCGGTAATCCACCAGCCATCATACCAACAGCGATTGAGCCACCAATTTTACCAACAGCTCCGGCAACGAATGTTCCGCTATTCTGCGCCCACCATGCCTTGAAAGTGTCAGTCGAAAATGAACAAACGGGAAGTCCATTTAACACCAACATTTCATTGTAGTTCATTGGCACGTTTTTGTACGCGTTAGGAACAAGAAGGAACTCGGGTGAGTTGTTCAATCCTCCAATGACGGAGAACTCACAATTTCCGGTAACAGGATTCTTGCTAAAGAACTCGTACCTATATGTAGCTTCAGACCTAGCATTGTTTGTAGCATAAATAAAGTTATAAGGATAGGTAAATAGCTTTTTATTTTTTGGAACATACCCATCAATATTAGATAATGATGGCGTAAAATGCAATGCATTTAACTTTGCGCTATTATCGTTTGTTACGAACGCGCCGGGCATAACAAAGATTCCTATAATCCCTTCGCTTTTGTTATCGGCTGTGGCATCGTCGATAAAGTTGCTTACTTCCAAAGGCGTGTCGAATATGTTATAAGTAAGGCCTGAGTAAACGCCCATGTATTCTTTACCGCCTGTTGGATTTAACTGTTTATCGAATGTAGCGGCCACTACATATTTAGAATTTGCTGAACCGAAGAACTCAGATTTCGTGGGAGCGTTATAAATATATTCACCCAGCTCTAAATTCTCTGGAACAAGGTTCTCCCCAATTACATCCGTTACAGTGTGGTTACGTTCAATGAATGACTGCTTAATGCTGTACCCAAAATACCACGTCTGCATTTCATCAATTTCGAATGTGATTTCTGCCGTTTCATTATTTAGATATTCTACATCAATGATAAAAGCGTAAAACCATTTTGTACCGAATGATGGGTTCTGCCACATGATATAGTTGCAGTCAAATAGTGTATCTGCTGTTGCTTCTACCCTGATTTTATTTTCTTTTCTTATATACGTATAATTTGCAAACTGAACCTTTATCTGTGTTAAAAAGTAGCTGGACTGGGCTGGTTCATTTGCGAAGTACAGGGTATCTTTATACGTATTATCTAGTGGAATATTTTTAAGTATCTTGACTATACTTGTCGGAGCTATATACATTTAATCCTCCTTTTAATAAATGTTTCACGTGAAACATTAAGTTAGTCCCACGTGAAACAACTTCAATAATTAGCCAACTGTGATAGTGGCCGTTCCAGTTTTTGTGCTATCAAATGTGCTGGTAGCTGTTACTGTAATAGTTCCTGTAGCCCCGGTAAGCAGTGTTACCTTACCTGACTGGTCAACTGCAGCGGTATCATCAGACACTGACCATACAACAGACTTCGGCGCAAAGTTAGTGGTTACTACAGCCGCGTTAAACTGTACGGACTGCCCGACTGCTGCGGTAGCAGTACCCGGCGTAACAGTTACAGAAGTAACACCCGGTGTTCCCGGAATAAACAGTGCATTATTAGCGAAAGGTGAAACAGAGAATGTCTTCCATACATGATACCAGTAGTTCCAGTACAGACCTTCCCCATTGTACAATTCTGTAAAATTGTAGAAGTTATCAAAAATCATGAACCAGTCTTTATCAACCAGTACACAAGGAATCTGGTCTAAAGCGGTAAGCTCTGCCTGACTCGGCTCTTTGTAAGTCGGGTCATTTGCGAACAGCTCACGAAGTCTAGGTAAATCCAGATTTCCGAAGCTGTCTACAAGAACCCGCTGTCCCATGAACTCCGCTTTATCCATATTGAAGGCACTTGCAAGAACTTCAACATCCATGGCTGCGTCAAACTTAGCATTCAGTAAAAGATACTGGTCACGTTTCATAGTGTGTGTATAAACTCCAGCAAGGTTGTATTTGTTGCTCTGGAACTCATACGCATTGGAAACTCCCTTAATCGCTGTCGTGATTGCTTTCATATTAGCTGTCTCAACAGCAGGAATCGAAGTAGGATACATATGGCCATCCAGAATATGCCTTGCCAGCATGTATTTCATGGTAATAAATTCGTCATAGTTTGCACCCGTATACATTGCATCAACAATCTTAGCAATCAGGTCTGTAATGCCCTGCCATGAAAGGAACGCCTGACGTAAGCTGTCGTTCTGTACAGTAGCTTTATAGAACTTCTTATAATTCAGAATATGGAATGCCGCTCTTACGTCGGGAATCTCCCGTTTAAATACTTCGGATTCTGCCACTGTAGGGTCAAACTGGAATGGTTTCGCCATGTTAACAAAAATCTCTTCAATCGTTTCGCCAAACTCCAGCATTCCTTTTTTAAACATTCTCCATGGGTTGTCATACATTTTAGACGTAATCAGCACGCGGCCAATACGATTGACCAGTGCAGATAAGAATTCGTTCTGTAAAGCCGGGTAATCCATAATAATGGCACCAATTTCACGGATAGAATCAGCATTCGGTGTAGCTTTCGGAACATAGTCCCTGTAGTTCTGTGTTGCATTTTCCCTGATAACGTTTAGTACATCCACGCTGGTATTCGTCAGGGTTTTAATTTTTGGAATAGTAGCCATTTATTAGCCCTCTCTTTCTTCAAACAATTCTTCGAAGGTACGCGGTTCTCCGTCGTCCTTCACGTTTTCTTCCTGTTCTTCTTTAATCTCTTCAGCTGATGTGAAGAAACGTTCACGGTATTTCTGCCGCCATTGTGCGTCATTTTCTTCGTACTTTGTTTTCCAGTCTTCGGTGTCACTGGAACGTCTGATTAATTCGTCGTACGTATCACTGGCATCTTCGATGAAACTTACCGCGTCGTCTGACATGTCTTCACCGATTCTTTCCTTGATTCTTGCCATAAATTCATCTTTGTTTAAATACGGCATCAAATAATCTCCTTTCTCCTCAAATAAAACCATATTGGTAATTTCCTTGACCACTCTCCTCCATTCGAAGGTGGGTTAGGCGGTGGCACATAATCATTGTTCCACCAGTCATACCAGTACCGTGCCATTTCCTGTCTGTCGGGCTGGTCAATCGTACCCGGTCTTTCGAAGTTCTTTAAAAAACAATCTGCTAGATATTCTGGTGTCTGTGTACTTGCTTTGAATTCCGTGAATGTTTCGGGATACTGTGCTGTTGGAATCCATTGGCCAAAAGGAATGGTTTCTATATCAATCCATTCAAGTTGACCATAACCGTCGTCATGCGCATAACCGTGGGTGTCGGCCCAATTTGTCCAGTTGGTGGCGGGAGTCCATTGGGCTAACCCATAACCACCTGTTCCCGGTGTCAAATTCTGCCAGATTCCCGGATTGACTGTTGATTCCTTCTGTAAGTTCCCCATCATGCCGGATATGGCTTCTTTTGTCCACCCTTTATTTAAAAGGTATGGATAGATAATCGATGCATTATTCTGCATCTCACCTATTGTAAGGTACTTATTTCCCTTAATCCACTCACTTTCAGCCCCGTTTTCCCAGCGGTATAATTCAAACCAGCCATTCCCAGTTGAATCGTTTGCATTGATAGAAACTTGTTCATCCAATGGGACTTTGCTGGTATGGGCGCCCATGCTTCTTGTTCGGTCGAATGCCATTTCGGTGTGCCCTGTTTTGATTAATATGTCTGCTGGTTTCCACTCTACAGTGGCAGGATATTTTGTGAAGCCCATTTTCTTAAGAACACTTCCCATAGTTCCGGTGGTGAACGGCCATGTTCCCCATTCACCCACCATGTCAAACCCCCCGGCGATTAATGCATACCAGACAAACGACGAACAGTCATAATACGTGATTCCGTTTACTGTGACCTGATTACGAAACTGTTGGGAATATCCCACGTTTGGCTTCGCACAGGTTTCAACAGCCCAATTGTACGCTATCTGTATGTTTGCTGGCATTTCATTTACCTCCGTATTTCGTTAGAATAGGAAGAAGTTCATTTACACATTTTTGCACCTGTGCATAGTTGTATCCAGCTTTTTCCAGCTTCATTTTCCGGTCTTCTCCGTTCCCGAACTGTCCAGCTATAACAAGTAATGCTACACTGACTGTCTCGGGCATATTAATTGCTGTGCATGTCATAACTATGCCTCCTTTACATTTAGTGCTGACAAAATCTTTGTCATTACGATAGTGTTATTATTTATGGCACCCTTTAAAGCTGAAATCTGTTCGTTGTATAATTGTGAGTCCGCGTCTCTCTGGGCCATAAATTTATCGAACATATACTTCACAAAGTAAGCCATTAATAAACACAATACCACTGCGACCCCTAACGATTGTACCGCATTAATAATTGTATCTGGCAATGTACTAAACCCTCCCTTCTGTATTAATTATAACACTTTGCTTGACAAAAGTCAAGTATTATGTTATACTTATTATAGAACAGATGGAAAGGAGGAATTGTCTGAATTGTCTGAATTTTATGATGGAAACCGACTATTGTCGATGAGAGACTTAAACGGAAAGAAGCCCGAAATATATATTTGCACGTCCAACCGAAGTGCTGGTAAGACCACTTTTTTCAACAACTATGTGGTAAACCGCTTCAAAAAATACAACGAAAAATTCATACTTGTTTATCGGTACAACTATGAACTGGATGACGTGGCCGACAAATTCTTTAAAGACCTTGAAGCAATCTTTTATCCTGGTCAAATAATGGAATCAAAAAGAAGGGCTTCCGGCATCTTTCATGAATTATTTTTAGATGAAACATCCTGCGGCTATGCCGTTTCACTTAACAGCGCTGACCAGCTTAAAAAATATTCCCATTTGTTCAGCGATGCTAAACATATGATTATGGATGAGTTTCAAAGCGAATCCAATCGATACTGTTCGGATGAAATCCGAAAGTTTATTTCCCTTCACACCAGTGTTGCTAGGGGTAATGGTGAAATGGCTAGATACCTACCCGTCTATATGATAGGCAACCCGGTTACTATCATCAACCCTTATTACATTGAACTGGGTATTTCGAATAGATTAAAAGAAGACACAAAGTTTTTACGAGGTGAAGGGTTTGTTTTGGAACAAGGATTTAACAAAACGGCATCAGAAGCACAGAAAGAAAGTGCATTTAACAGGGCGTTTGCTAAAAACGATTATGTTGCCTATTCTTCAATGTCTGTTTATCTTAATGACAACAAGGCTTTTATTGAACGGCCTTTTGGTAGTGGCAGATACTTATGCACAATACGATACAACGGGGTTAATTACGGAATCCGTGAATATATTGACCAAGGTTTTATCTATATGGATGACAAGCCTGATAATACTTTCCGATTAAAGATAACGGTCACAACTGACGACCATGAGATAAACTATGTAATGCTTAAAAGGAACGATATGTTCTTACAGACGTTACGAGAATATTTCGAGAATGGGTGTTTTAGATTTAAAGACCTGCGGTGTAAAGAAGCAATTTTAAAAGCGTTATCCTATTAATGGTAGTAACATCAGGACTCCGCCAGCTTATGCTGGCACCTCATGTTAGGTATCTCCATATGTCAATTCCAGCGAGGGAGTAGGGACTGTACAGGTGAAAGAAACTGCCTTACCAACTTTTCGTTTTTACAGGGCGCACTGGGATATCATGTGTAAAGATATAAAAGAGAGCTACAGTTTTAGGACTGTAGCTCTTAAAATTTATCTTCTTTTATTTCTTAAAAAATCTCTAATATCTTTATGCATCTTGAATGCGCTATAATAGCCAAAAGGCATCAGCAAGAATACTATACCAAATAAATACCAGTGTATATCATGCTCAACCATCCACGTTAAAATCATTAATATTATATCTTCCATTTAAATACCCCTTTCATAAATTGCTTCATATAAACTCATACTATAAAATTTTATATAATTTCTAACCTTTGTATTCTCAATTTTTAATTCGCTTACTTGTTCTCTTAACTCTGCTATTCTATGATTCATACTTTCTTCTACAAAATAAGCTTTAGACAATTTATCTAAGTCATTCTCTAATAATTTTATCTGTCTTCTCAATGCCTTTATTGTCATTTCATCTTGTATGTGGTGCCCACGAGTAATACACCGCCCTTCATTCTCTTTGGCCTTAATTTTCCGGGGACCTCTAAGCCAATTGTAAAATCTTTTAATTCCCTTCTGCATTTAACAAATTCCTCCTCTTCCTCACTAAGTTTCAAGCCCTCTGGTAACTCCTCAGACATTGACCATTCGAATAGGCTCTTACACTTCTGGGGCATTCCAGCACACTTGATATCATAATAAGGCGTTTCTACTGGTTTCAGATTCTCATGCGTGATATGTTCTACATAGGTTTTCTGCCTTACAAACATTGCTTCATCCCATTGTGACTCGGGCTTCCAGCAACAAAATTTAGATGAATCAAGTTTAACGCCTTTTACATCAAGTGGATTCATATTACAGTGAATCGAATCTGTATCTGAATAAATAAAGTGGTCATAGTTTGCTTGCGCCGCTCTGATGGTAAAATTCCTGGCATAGCTTGTAATTGCACTTCCGCATGGGATATACCCGGGAGATTTGTCGTGTTCTGATACTGTGTAGAATCCAAGTGAACCATCCTCCTTTACATATGCCACCTTAAAACTACTATCGGTACTACTGGCTAATTTCCCGTATAAGTTATTTAAAAATAGTTTTGCTGATTCTCTTTTTGCCCCCTTTGATGTCATCTTTATAGCCGCATACTTATCAATATATGGGTCAAACAAACCAATTTCTGAAAAAAACCAACACCCGTCAATCACTTCAAAGTCAACAAGTTCATAATGGTCTTTCAACAGTTCATAGTCTGTCATGGTTAAAACCATTTCAACCCTTGTATCTTTTACTTCATTACCCCTAGTGTAATATGGTGAATACTCCCCTGTATCAGGGTCTACTACATCGGATGATTCAAGCATTTCAGTTCCTTTGTATAGAAGTGAATGCTTAATCTGCACAAAGGGTAATTTATCTTTCTTTAGATAAAACCTTGTCTTTATCCTTACAAAGTAATATCGATTCCACGCTATCGCTTCTTCTGGTATATATCCTTTCCAGAAATGTGGTTTGCCAACAGGATATCGGTTGCCTGACATGCTATGCATCATGCTGGGATAAAGTGAATTGACATCCAATGTGCATCCGTTTTTATATATCTTATTTTCTTTCCCTTTTAGTAGATAACACCAACCTCCACGATATGACCGCCTGATGTAATCACCTACCGTTTTATCTTCGTAGGGTATTTCATAAAGGTTAGGAAAGAAATTGTTATAGTCTTCTTTTTCAATTGTTTTCTTGAACTCCGCCAAACAACAAGAACCAATCGTAAGCTTGTTATGGCCTTCTTCAAACATAATTTCTAATGCTTCTTTTACCACTAGAACATCGTTTGCTATGTACTTCTTTTCTTCTTCTGTTATCTCGCATCCTGCATATCGAAAACCTTCATATTCCATTTCTAGTTTCTTATGCTTCGTTCCAAAACTTTCACCTATTCGCTTAACTGAAAATGGTAACAATTTCAATGAATCTCTTATCTCGATAAACACATTGTTTATCTTGATTATGATTGTGTACCATTGTCCCATGTCAGATATCGCATACTTGAAAGTATTGTTATCCATATCTTTTTCATTCTTCCATTTCACTATAGGGAAATCGCCATCTTTTAATACTTCGTAAGCTTGCTTAAGTCCTAAATCAACAGTTAGATATGATAACCAGAAATTACCGTCGAACTTTAGGTTATGAAAATAAGCAATGACGTTATGCTTCAAGGAAACGAAATATTGTAACTGCTCCCCTATAGAATGAAAGATGTGAACGTCTTCTGTATTTAATTCTACCGATGCAGAAGCCCACACTTCTGTGTAGGTCTGACCTTTGTATACTGTGGTTTCAAAATCGCTTGCGAAGTATCGATACTTCTTTATTTTCATTTAATCTGGAAACTCCCAATCTTCCCCAAATTCTAGGGTATCCATCAAGTCTTGCTTGAACCCTGACGTTGTTTCAAGATAATCCATAAAATCTGCAATTGCTCCCATTAGTGCTTCTGTATTATATGCCACCTTATAATCGATTACTACTCCATTTGCCGCCGCTGTTTCTAACATGTTTGCTACATCTTCTTTGTCCTGCTGTGCAAGTAAACCGTCAAGCCATCTATTTAATATAGGACCTGCTGATTCAGGGAATCTTCCTATTACATCAGAACGGAAGTTGCTGATAATGATATCTGCTCCTGATGGAAAAGTTGTGTATTGTGGTGGTTCAGTGTAAAACTGTGGTGATACATATTCTTGCTTAAATGACCTTCTTCTAGCTGCTTCTTTTGCTCTTTGACTTCTTGCTTTATCTCTTGCTACAATACCCGGTGTTGTCTCTCCTGTTTCAGTGTCAAGCCTTACCGACTTTTTGTATATTGCTTCTGTATTTATCTTCTTCAGCCTGTTAATAGATGCTTGTGTTACCTTCTTAGGGACTGAAGGAAGTAAATCATCTTGTAATACGTATCCTTGCTTCTCTAAACGGTTCATTGCGTTCTGGATACGGCGACGTTCTTTTCTGTATTGTTGCTGAATTGGTGTTAATTTTCGCTTTGCCATTTATACACCCCTTTATTGGTAAAATTCTTCCCTAGCCTTTTATTGACTAGGGAAGTTATTACTATGCATCAATTATAAGTACCATTTAATTATATTATGATAAATCACAATTTACGTATGGAAGCTGTGTATTTTTTGTGCCACCTGACATTTTCTTGATAGTGAATCCTTCTCCGCCAAAAAAATCCGCCATGTCAACAAAATTGTCGACAAAAGTTTTAGACTGCGTACACCATACTGTCTGTTCACCATTACTAACACCCATAATAGATGTCATACAAGAAATATTGCCGTTGTGGTCCTCATCCTCAAAATGTAAATACCCTGTTACCTCTAATAATGTTCCATCTTCAACATTTTTAACCGAAATAATAGATGGTGACTTAGTCATAAGATACTTCTCTGTTGGTGTAAATTCTCTGCTTTGATATGTGATATTCATGGTATTATCTCCTTTTTATTTGATATGATTTTAGTTTTTTGTGCTTAAGCTTCTTTTTTCTCTCTTGCCGGAAGAACGATGGAATGCTGTAAGAATAGTGATTCTGAAATTCCTCTAAGTTCTTCAATTTCCGTTTTAGCTGTAATTGTCACTACTTTCTCTGTGTCTGTGTCATAAAGTTCTTTCACTGCTTTAAGTAATGCTTCATCTGTTTTGTAAAGACCCGGCATTTCATAAGTCTCTGTGCTAGGTTCGGCTGTCTCAACGTTTAAGCTCAAAACCGTGGCCTGTGTGATTACGAATGTCCTTGTGATTAATTTTTCCTTCTTCATGTTTGTTTCTCCTTTTCTTCTTACAATATTTTTTAATGGGCTTGCACTGTAGAATCTGACATGAGGTGTCGCGAAGCGACGGAGCCCTGATGTCTTTGTTTTATTTTGCCCAAACGCGTCGTGTAGGAATTGCACCTACCTTGCACCCTATTCAATGACGACGCTTTTAATTATGATAAACCTTTGATAAATTTCCAATATTCCTTGTCATTGATTAAACACTGCGCTAATAAGCAGTCAAGATATCCTTTCATATTACAAACTTTTAATATTTCGTTGTCCGTAACATCATCTAATATTTTTGCATATATGCTCTTTCCCGGAGTACATATGATGAATTGTGCGACCAAAAGAAATACACCACTCTTGTATTCAAAGCGAAAG